TAATCGACTCAGAACCGCTTCTAAACGACGATAGGCCGGAGGATGATAAGAATGTATAACGTCTCCTATACCCCGCCTAAATCGCTTTCTAAGTTCTTTATGAGCGATAAGTTCATCGACCTCGTTGTGGGTCCGTTCGGAAGCTGTAAGACGGCGGCGGGAATTATGCGGATAGCATACATGGCGAGCAAGGTGGCTCCGGCCATCGACGGTGTAAGACATTCAAGGTGCTGTTGGGTTCGTAACACTCGTCAGCAGTTGGCGGATACCAGTATTCCCGACTTCTTAAAGTGGTTCCCCAACGGGGTGGCCGGGACATTCGAGAAGACCAACGGGAAGTTCATATTGAAGTTTAACGACGTGGAGTGCGAGGTCCTGTTCCGTCCGTTGGAGGATGCCAACGACATTCGGCGTCTGCTGTCTTTACAGCTGAGCTTCGCAGTGATGGATGAGTTCAGAGAGATCGACAGCAAGGTGTTCGAGACTCTTCAGGGCCGTCTGGGGCGTTATCCCGACAAGATGCTGGTCCCTCCGAGACCCGAGTGGGGCACGGATGAGAAGGGAGTTCCGATAGCAGGATGTGTTGATGACTTCGGCAGACCCTTGCAGGCAATATGGGGGATGACTAACCCGCCCGACATGGAGACTTACTGGGAAGAGTTTCTGACCAACCCGCCCGCCAACGCGGACGTGTCCATACAACCTTCGGGGCTCTCACCCGAGGCTGACTGGCTTGAATATCTGCCATCCGGGTACTACGACAACCTCGCACAGGGGAAATCGGAGGACTGGATAGACGTCTACATCCATGCTAAATTCGGGAAAACTCTTGCAGGCCAGCCGGTGTTCAGAGCGTTCGACAGAGGTGCACATGTGAGCAACGAAGAGCTCAACTACATCAGGTCCACTTCGTACCCGTTGATTGTCGGGATGGACGTTGGGCTGCACCCGGCGTTCGTAGTGGGTCAGATGACTCCTACGGGTAAGTTGCAGATACTTCACTCAGCCAGTGAGAACGGCATGGGAGCACTTCGCTTCATCAGAGAAAGGCTTAAACCGACGCTTGTAGAGAGATTCCCGGGGATGCCGGCCGTCGTGATACTTGACCCTGCGGCAAATGCACGCTCTCAGACTGATGAGAGAACCGTGCTGGATGTTCTGAAAATGGAAGGGTTTGCGGTAAGATGTGCGAGAACCAACGCGATACAGCCGAGACTTTCGTCTGTTGATGCGTTCCTGACAAGGATGATTGAGGGTAAAAGCGGCATCATCTTCGATGTTGTCCATTGCAGAGATTTGGTAACTGCTCTTGCGGGTAAATACCGATACAAGATCAAAAAGAACGAGGACATCGAGGACTCGCCGGAGAAACTGCACCCATGGTCGGACTTGGCTGACGCACTTCAGTATTTATGTCTCCACGCGGATACGTCGGGGGTGTTTGGGAACCCGCAGAAGCCTACTATGCCGACAGTAAAGAATACCGGGTTCATATACGTATGAGGGATATATGCTGAATAAAGATGACTACGTGGCTGAACTGCCAGAGGGCGGGGCCATAGATCCGCAGATGGTGCCGGAGGAACCGGCTCAGGAGCCGTTCATCGTAAGTGAGAGACCCGCAGGGCCTCCGGGACACGTGAGTGTCGGAGGGATATTGGACATAAAAAGTGCGGCTCAGCTGATTGAGGAGGAACGAGCCAAGGCTGAAGAAGAGAACGCGGAACCGATGGTTCAGGGGCTCGCAGCTCATATAAGACGCTGTTGGAACGAGGCTAAGACAGCCAAGGAGAACACCGTTGAGCCGAGAATGCTCAAGAGTCTCAGACAGCGCAGAGGAGAGTACGACCCCGAGTTGCTGGCTCAGTTGAAGAAACAGGGCTCAGCAGTTATCTACATGATGCTCACTTCAAACAAATGCCGCTCAGCCGCCGCGTGGCTCAGAGAAGCTCTGACAGGGATGCCTTGGGAATGCGAGCCGACCCCGGTGTCCGACATTGACCCGATGACTCAGAAGGCCATATACGAGGAAGCGCTGAAACAGGCGGCTTCGAGTGCCATGATGGGCTACCTCCCCTCGGTAACCGAGCTGATGGGCTATATGATTGCCATGAAGAACGTTGCGACGGCTAAAATTCAGGAGATTGCCAAGCAGAAAGCCGAGAGAATGACCCGCAAAATGAAGGACCAGATGGTTGAAGGCGGGTTTGAGCAGGCTTTTGACGACTTTATTGACGACTTGGTGACCTTCCCGGCGGCGTGTTTTAAGGGTCCCGTGGTGCGTGCAAGGCCTCAGTTGAAGTGGAAAACCGACATGCAGGGCAAGAATACGGTCGAAGTAGAGGACACTTACCGCCTTGAATGGACCAGAGTTGACCCGTTCAACCTCTATCCTGCACCGGATTCCGTCGATGTCGACGACGGATACCTCATTGAACGCCATAAATTGTCCAGAGGCGACCTGATTGCACTGCGTGGTGTCGAAGGGTACTCAGATGCGTCGATCAATGCGGTGTTGGCTGACTACGGTCAGACCGGCCTTGAGAATAAGATTTACATTGACAGCGCCAGAGAAGTCGCCGAGGACAAAAACCACACATTGTCTACGAACCCTTCGTGCCTGATTGAGGCTTTGCAGTTCTGGGGTTCGGTCCAGGGCAAGATGCTCCTTGACTGGGGCATGAGTGAGGACGAGATTCCTGATCCGTTGGGTGAGTACCACATTGAGGCATGGTTGGTAGGGCAGTACGTTATCAAGGCCACCATCAATCCTGACCCGCTTCACAGAAAACCTTACTATAAGACCTCTTGGGAGAAAGTTCCCGGGTGCTTCTGGGGGCATTCCGTTCCTGATTTGTGTCGAGACACTCAGGCAATGTGCAACGCGGCGGCCAGAGCTCTGTGCAACAACATGGGCTTGTCATCCGGTCCGCAGGTTATGGTCAATTTGTCAAGGCTCCCGGCAGGAGAAGACGTCACGCAGATGTATCCGTGGAAAATATGGGCATTTACGGACGACGGGTACGGCTCCACAGCAGGTATGAACCCGATAACATTCTTCCAGCCCAACTCCAATGCAGGCGAGCTGATGCAGATTTACCAGCAGTTCAGCACAATGGCCGACGAGTACACCGGGATTCCGAGATACATGACGGGCGATGCCGCTACAGGCGGAGCAGGCCGTACAGCTTCGGGACTTTCAATGCTGATGAGCAACGCAGGCAAGGCCATCAAAGGGGTTATCTCCTCGGTTGACAGGGTGCTTGAACCGGCTATCGAGAGACTCTATGTCTACAATATGCAGTTTTTGGATGATCCTGACCTCAAAGGGGACGTGAAAATCGTTGCCAGAGGGGCTTCTTCAATCATGCAGAAGGAACAGCAACAGCAACGGGTCAACGAAGTGTTCCAGATGGTCCTTACCTCTCCGGTTCTTCAGCAGATTGCGGGTCCGCAGGGTATCGCATACCTCTTCAGAGACATTGTTGAGCGCCTGAACATCAACCCGAACGAGATTATTCCGCCTCCTGAAGTGCTGAAAGTTCAGCAGGCTCAGCAGGCACAGGCAATGATGGCGCAGGCAGCTCAGGCAGAAGCGGCAAGACAACAGCAGCAGGGGCAGCCCGAAGCCGGGGGTGACGCCGCCAAGGAAGAGAATAAGAGTCGTGGGAACCAGCTGATGGACGGAACACCTCAGACAGGACAGCAGTAATAAGATTAACAACATGACTCCACTGTTTAAATTAAACAGTGGGTTGAATTTTTGATACAATAGCCATTATGAATACGCAGTTAGAACATCTTTTCAAACGCCTGAGAGGGCCCGAATATGATTTGCTCAGGGAGTTCCTGAAGGATGGGTTGACACAGCGTATGGAGCGTCTTGCTCTGGCTAAGGACGAAATAGACATCTATCGACTTCAAGGCGAGATCAAGACGATCCGAGAGCTCCTCGGTCTTCTAACCGAGGAGGTGGCTAAAAGAGAGCATTAAGCACTTTTAATCATGCAGCACACCGACTTGTGTCGGAGCTATTTAGGAGAAATCAATGGCATTACCCCAAGCAGTTCAGCAGTTGGCTGACCAAGCCGATGAAATTGAAAACGGTTTGAAGGGAGAGCACCAAGAGGCACCCGTTCAATCAGACCAACACGCCGAAGAACCGACGAAGGAGCCCATTGCAGGTGGAGAACCGCAGGACTATTCAAAAATGGAAGCACGTCTGAGGACGTTGCAGGGCATGTATACGGCTGACACTCAGAGACTTAAAGCACAGCTTGAAAGCCGGTTGAAGGAAGCCGATGAACTTCGTGCTCAGCTTTCCGAATTGAAGAAGACCAAGCAGGAGCCACTGATTCGCGAAGAAGACAAGGACGCATTCGGACCCGACATGTACGACTTTGTTACTCGTGCCGCAAAAGACGCCGCAAGGGAGGTCTCAGGCAACGGGGCAGGTGAGGATGTCGCGGCTGAAGTCAGGCGGTTGAAGGAAGAGTTGGCAACAGCTCGTCAGGAAAGAGCGGAACAGCGCCAAAGGGTGTTTTTCTCTCAGATGGACGAAGCACTGCCGGATTGGAGAAAGCAGAACGACAACCCTGAATTTCTGGCATGGTTGGCCGAAGCTGATCCGTTTACCAATATCCGCAGACAGGAGATTCTTGACCGAGCCGTCTCAGCAGGAGATGCGCATACGGTTGCAGGTATTTTCCAGCGCTTCCGCAGTGAACGAAGCCAACCGAAGCAGGACAGTCCCTTAGCGAAGCAAATAGCACCGGCGCGTAACCGAAGTACACCGTCTGTCAGCCCCGGAGAGCAGAAAACTCTTTGGAGCCAGAACGACATCAAGGCTTTTTATGAAGCCTATCGCCGTGGAGAGATTGGTGAACAGGAGGCAATGCGTATGGAACAAGAAATTGACCAAGCTGTTGCTGAAGGCCGAGTAATCGGTTAGGGAAAACAGGTCGCAGCGACAGTGAACCTATAACGGAGACAACATGGCAAATGTGACCCCCGGCGTAGTGTTTCCGCAGAATGCCACATGGAGTGTTCCTGCGGGTACTGTTAATGCGCCGAAAACCCCTTATTCGGGTACTTTTATTCCGACTCTCTGGTCGGGTAAGCTGGCTAAAAAGTTTTATGCCACAACAATTTTCGGAGAAATCGCCAACACTGACTATCAGGGCGAAATCTCCGGTATCGGTGATAAGGTAATCATCAACACAATTCCTGATACCACCATTCGTGACTATCAGGTCGGCGGCCCGTTGAACTACGAAGCCCCGGAAGGTGAAACCATCACATTGACGATTGACAGCGGTAAGTATTTTGCCCTGACGGTCAACGACGTTTTGGAACACCAGTCCAAGCCGAACTTGATGAATATGTTCACCGATGACGCTTCCATCAAAATGAAGCAGGTGATCGACAAGGACGTCATTTACAAGACATTCTTCGATGAAAGCGGTGCATTCCGTACATCTGCATCCGGTAAGTCCGACACATGGGAAAAGAACCTCGGACCTATGGCCGGCGCTGTTTCCGGTGCCTACAACATGGGTACTGATGCCGCTCCGGTTGCATTGACCGCCGCTAACATTTTGGCTCAGATTACCGCTATGTCCACAATTTTGGACGAAGCAAACGTTCCTGAAGAAGGACGTTATCTGGTTATCACACCGTTTGAACGCCACATCCTGATGCAGTCCAACCTCGCACAGGCTCAGTTCATGGGTGATCCTAAGTCTATTATCCGTAACGGTAAGATCGGAACCATCGATCGCTTCACTATCTACGTCAACAACCAGCTTCCGCGTGTCGAAGCAGGCTTGGCATGGGATGGTAAGACAGCGGCCGCTGATGCTGTTAAGCGTCACCTCATCTTCGCTGGCCATAAGTGCGCGATTACCTTCGCCTCTCAGATCACGAAGGTTGAGAACTTACGCAACCCGAACGACTTCGGCGATCTCGTTCGCGGATTGAATGTCTACGGCACTAAGGTTATTCAAGGTCAAGGCCTTGTACCTATGGTTGTAGCAGGTTAAGTTTTTGCCCCGGCTGAATACCTCCAAATTGTTTATGTTTCAGATGTTTTCATTTTTGGGTTTTGCTCATAGCGGCCGGGGCAATTTACCGAGGACTTAAGGAATGGGTTTCTACACTGCGAAGAGTGTCATCGACCAAGCGTCATGGATACTGAAAGATGATGACAATGTGCGCTGGACGCGAGACACTCTTTTGGGGTACGTAAATGAGGCGCAGGCCGCAGTAGTGCGGCTTGAACCGACCTCCAACGTTGTGCGGAAAGCCATTCCTTTAGTTTTTGGTACACGGCAGAAGCTCCCCGAGGATGCTCTGACCCTCATGTCAATCACTCGTAACACCGAGCCCGACGGCTATGCCGGAAGGTCAATAAGGCTGGCCACAAGGTCTGTCTTTGATGCGATGTTTGGTGATTGGCATAACGAGCCGGAAACATGCGAGGTGGAGAACTACATCTACGACGGCAGAGACAGCACAGAGTTTGAGGTGTACCCGCCCAACGACGGGTCGGGCTATGTAGAAGCTGTGTATTCGGCTTTACCTCCGATTCTTGCAGAAGACGATCCTCTGACACTCGGAGATGAGTTTTTCGCCGTTATCAAGAACTACGTTTTATACAAGGCGGCTCTTTTAGACTGCGACTTCAACGGAACCGGAGCGTTGGCTCAGTTTTATTATCAGCAGTTCTTGACGGAACTTACGGGTATGGACAAGGCGGATACTGAGAAGAGCCCTGTATCTGCTCACGTGAGTGCTCCGGTAGCACCAAACGGAGGTACTGAATGACCCCGGTTGATAAGCTCCTTCCATTCGTGGTTCCCTATGCGGACGGTGTTCCGCAGGCAGTTGCAAGGCGGTCGATCATCAAAGCGGCTCAGGAGCTCTGCGTTCACTCTTTGGTATGGCAGGCTGACTCCGATTACGAAGGGGTTTGCCCGTGCGAAGGGATTGTACGGTTCCGCGTTCCTGAACATTGCCGTGTGGTAAAGGTGATGTATGTCTCGTTCAATCAAGAGCCTGTAAAGATTACCAATTACGATCAGTTGAGTACTGAGAATCCGCAGGAAGATTGGAGATTTAGGGCAGGCACGCCGATGGCGGTGGTTCAGCCGTCCCTCTCTTCGATACGGTTGGTCCCGTGGCCTGATGGACATGGTGTTGTTACAGCGCGTTTGGCGTTAGCTCCTTCGCTGGAAGCCAAGGTCC